CATGTGACGCGCATAGGGCCTTGTACTCGGCTGAGCGACGATCTTTACCAGCAGGTAACGTGACGTACTGCTTGGCGAAAGAATCCGGCTCAAGGATCGCTGAGTGCGTTGCACTGCCAACGGCCATCGCAGCAGTCTGCTTGAAGTCTCCATTCTTGAAGTGCGCCGGACTGACTGCGATCTTCTTCAGGCCGGTGCAGCTAATCCCTGGTCCCGAGTGGTACGCAGCGTTTGATAGCTGATCTGCTTTGTAGATTCCTGGATTCAATTGATAATCCCCATCCATTTCATTGCGTCGTCGGTGCAAGTGAACATCTCACGCTTGCCGTCTTTCGGTACACGGGTTTCTTTCTTTCGTTCACCGTGATACTGAATCACCCAAGCTTTAGGAGTTTCTCGGATGATCGTTACTGCGCACATCAGTCCATTTTGCGATGCCAAAATCATTTCGTCATCCCCCATAGGCGCACGAGGCGCATGTATTTTTCTCGTTTAGCCTTCGTAATCCGATGCCCAAACTTATCAGCCTCGCCGATGATTGCTGTCCAGAGTGCGTCGCGGTAGGTCATCAAAATGCGCGTTCCTTGAATGCTTCACCGCAGAACATGCAGAACTTGCCGAGGGCGTTAATAACCTTCTTCTGCTTAACGATCTTGCCTTTTGCTGTGGTCCGCGTGCCAACCACTTCACACTCCAGATATTGGAAGCCAGATGGAATCAGCATGTAACCCTGTAGCGTTGCTTTACCATCCTCGATTTCAGGATAATGCTCTGCTGCCTTTTCTTCGAATTCTTTTCTGCAATCGCACATCTTATTGCCCTCCGTTTGTGTTCCGTCACTCTAGCCTCCCGCTTAATCGCAGTCAACAAAAAAGGCCAACTATTTCTAGCTGGCCTTTCTGTTCTGCGGAGAACTGTTAAGCAGCTTTCGGCTTCCTGATCTCTTTCGGCACTTTCGACTGGAAACGCATGACCAATTTTCGCAACCGCTGCTCGAAATCATCCTTATCCTCGTCGTTCAGGTTCTCGATGACGACGATTGCGTCATGCCAGAGAGCTCCGTTCATGTGGCCAGTTGAGCGGAGCATGACACCTTTAAGCTCAGGGTCAGCAGGCTTGACAGGCGGAGTTGCCATTTCCTTGCGCTTCTCTGCCACCGCGTCCACCATCTGCCTAACCGAGTCGAACTCAGTCACCTTCATCTCGTACTTGAAGGCGGCTCGGAACATCGAGGCGTACTGCTTCACTGCTCTAGGCGCCGGAATCAGAGTCGAGCCAGGAACAGGACGGCCAATCACGTTCGACCATCCGTTCTCTTCGTACCCAATCATCAGCCACGGGTTGAACTTCTCCAGTGTGTCTATGTTTTCTTCCTTGACTAGCTTCATAAAAGCTCCGGCTACATTGTCCAGCTTGTCACCCTGCTCGGCGATCTGCTGGAGGACCAGTGCTTGCTTGCTTTTTGGAGTAGTCATGATGTGTCACCTCAATTTTAAGTACCTTTGGGTTAGGGCCAAGTTACGTTTTGCCTTGGCCTGTTGTAAGCATAGGCTTACGTCGTGAATGGTCAAATACCGCTTTTGCATAAGCAGGTGACGCAAATTGCCAGCAGAAATATGGATCCATGACGGTTTTAGTGAAAAAGTTTGTGGTATGCTTTGTCACTCAACGTAAACACCTGGGTGTAAATGGATGAAAACGAAAGACGCGATTAGCTACTACGGCGGCATCAAGGCTCTGGCCGATGCGCTCGGCATCTGGCCTCACAACATCAGCCGATGGGGCGAGACGGTTCCAATGGCCAGGCAGTACGAGCTACAGGTTAAGAGCAGCGGGCAATTGAAGGCTGAGGACTCGAGTAAATGATTAGATCTCCAACCTATCGACCGCTGCCGTACTACCGGTGGTTCTGGCAAGACTGGAGGGCCAACCGAAATGTTCAGCGCATGAGTTATGTCGAGCGCGGACTTTACCGAGAGCTGCTTGATGAGTGCTGGGCTGAGGGGTTCATTTCTAGCGATATTCAGGATCTGGCCGACATCTGCGACTGCCCGATTGAGGTAATGACTGATGCATGGCCAAGGCTAGAGCGGTGTTTTGACATAGATTCTGATGGAAAACTAGTCAACACAAGGCTAAACATAGAGCGAACAGAGAAGGATACAGAGCGAGTCAAGCGGTCAGAGGCAGGAAAAAAGGGTGGATCTGCAAAGCCTAAACCCACGGAAACAAAGGCCTCCACAAGCACAAGCAAAGCAAATGCAAGCAAGTGCTTAGCAAATGCAAGCACATGCCATATAGAAGTAGTATTAGGATTAGAAGGAGAAGAGGATAGAAAAGAAGCTTATGTGCCTGATGCTCAGTCACGCAGCGATCACTTTGATCGATTTTGGAAGCTATACCCGAAGAAGAAGTCAAAGGCTGATGCAGAGAAGGCATGGTCGAAGGTGAAGCTGAGCGATGAATTCTTCGCAACCATCATCACCGCGCTGTCTGCTCAATGCTTGAGCCAAGACTGGACGAAGGAAAGCGGAAAGTACGTGCCACTGGCAGGCACCTGGATTCGCGGCAAGCGGTGGGAAGACGAAGTGTCACCAGCAGCACAACAAAAACACAACGGGTTCGCCCAAGCCGATTACACAGCGGGAGTAAATTTTGATGAGCGCGGAAATGTCATCCTCTAGAAAACCATTTAGCTTCGAAAGATTTGCAGCCCAAGTAGCTGCCCAGTTCGTGCGTCGTGAATTCCAATGCGAATCTCATGGAGAAAGTGAAGAATGCTCAAGCGATGGTGGTAATACCTACGGCGGATGCATCAAATGCGAAGCCGAAGCCACCGCAAGGAAAGAAAAAGAAAAAGCCGATGCAGAGGTAGCGGCTAAAGAATTGCGCGACCTACGCGAGCGCACAGAGGCTTGCATGATTCCTCGACGGTTCGCCGATAAGACCTTCGAAAACTATGCTAAGGACACTGACTCGAGAGCGCGCAATTTCCAGGCGTGTAAGGACTACGCTGATAACTTCCAGAAGCACTTTACGGATGGTCGTTGCATGATCATGTCCGGCAGCGTCGGGACAGGCAAGACACACTTAGCCATAGCAATTGCTAAGCAAGTGCTTGCAGAGCTTGGAGCTACTGCGAGATACACAACAGTCGCCAACCTACTTGCGGAGATGAAAGCCACCTATGGCAATGACTCGAAGCGCACCGATCAGGATGTGCTTGACGATGTTATTTATCCAAACCTTCTGATTCTTGATGAGATCGGAACCACCAAACAGTCTGAATTCGAGATGGCTAGCGTGTTTAACCTGATCAACGCACGCTACGAGGAAATGCGGCCAACGATTGTCATCTCAAACCTTGGGTTAAGTCAGATTTCTGACGCTATTGGCGAGCGGTGCTATGACCGTCTGCGCGAGGATGGAGGTATTGGGCTGCTTTTCATGGGTGAATCCAACCGTAAACAGAAATAGATTGCTCGAGGATCCGCAACGCTATAGGATCTGGAAATAATTAAACGGAGTAGAGCAATGAGAGATCCTTTTAGCCTAGAGGCGGAACAGAGCGTCTTGGGGGCCATGATGATGGCTCCCGAGATGATAGACCTGCTATGCGCTGACCTATCAGCCAATGATTTCTATTGGCAGGATAACGTTGACGTATTCAAGGCCATACTAGAGCTTAATTCGCTTAACCGTCATATCGACTTTTTGACGGTTGGCGATCATATCGGAACGCTTGACAGTGGCGAGCCAGCGTTCGCCTACACTGCTGAAATACAGAAGGGTACGCCTAGCACTGCCAACGCAGAGCAATACGCCAGGATCGTGCGTGAGCGGTCTATGGATCGATGCCTGATCGAAGCCGCTCGAGAGATTAACGAGATTGCGCACAGCACCATGCAGACCGAGGATAAAATCTCGAGATCGCAGACGGCAATTCTAGGTCTTGACACTGAGACTGCTACAAACGACACCGTGAACATCTTTGATTCGCTCGTTAAGCATATGGACGTGCTCGAGGTTCGTCTTGCTGGCGACAACGTTGTCACTGGTATTGCGACTGGGCACGAAGACTTCGACAACCATACAGGCGGATTGCAGCCTGGCGGCCTTTACTTGGTAGCTGGCCGTCCAAAAATGGGCAAGACGACCTTTGCACTTGGCATCTGTCAGCACGCTGCTATCCGTCAAGGCAAGCGCGTGATGATGTATCACCTCGAGATGACTGAGAAGCAGGTGATGGACAAGGTTCTAGCTGCCGAGGCAACTATCCCGCTTGACGCCATGAAGGATGGATCAGCGTTGTCTGATCACTCGGCGCAACTGATGGCCGCTGTGTCCAAGATGAAAGACTCGAGCTTTGACGCCTCGTATCGCTCGAGCTACACCATGCAGCAGATCCGCGCAGATGCAAGGCGCAAGAAGCGCAAAGACGGCCTCGACTTGATCATGGTTGACCACCTTGGGTTGTTGAATGCTGATGATCCGAAGCACAACCAAGTAGCGAAGATTACAGAGATCTCGAGGCAGGCCAAGCTTATGGCTAAGGAGCTGAATGTTCCGGTTCTGTTCCTGTCGCAGCTAAACCGTTCGCTCGAGCAGCGACCAAACAAACGCCCAGTTCCGTCTGACCTGCGCGACTCCGGATCGCTAGAGCAGGACGCGGACATGATCATCTTTGTCTACCGCGATGAGGTTTATCATCCGGATACTGATCGCAAGGGAATTGCCGAGATCATCATTGGCGCCGCTCGTGAGTGTTCGCCAGAGACGTTCTTCAGCATCTTTCAGGGTAAGTACTCTAGGTTTACGAAGCTTGACCCTGCCGTATTCCAAGGTTGGGACGAGGAAGAGCCAGCGCCCAAGAAGAGCGGCGGCACCAAATGGAAGAAGGAAGGTTTCTAATGGAGAACGAAAATGACCACATCTGCTACACCTGCTGGATCGCTCAACTTGGCAATCCTTTCGACTGCCGAACGCGAGAACATCGAGAGCCACAAGGAGGAATGTCTCCAGAGATGGAAGCTAGCTCGGGACCATGCCAGCCAGATCTATTTCGGGTTGAAGGCGAACAAGGGGCGGATATGGGCTGAGAGAGAGCTAAAGACGAAGCCCGATATCGAAGCCGAAACCCGTCGACAACTGAACTTATTGCTGAAGGTGAAGAAATGAAATACGAGTATCGAGTTATCTGGCAGCGTGAAGGGTGCCGCAAGAAGCGTCGCCGGTTCGCTATCGAGAAAAATGCTGAGAGGTTCATGAAGCTGCTGGGGCCTGAGCCTTGGACGGCATTCAATCAAGATCCTGATGATATGGAATGCTGCGACGGCTACATGTGTGGCTGCACTGGAATGACTATTCGCGAATGGTCTGATCATCAGAGGAAGGAAATGCCAAGGCTTGAGTTTGCCCGCATCGAACGACGCGAAGTGGCCGAGTGGGAGTTTTCCTTTTGATCGTGCTTGAACTGCCATACCCACCAACGAACAACACCTATTACCGGAACGTGACCATTGGCGGATCAGGCCGAACGATGATCAGCGCTAAGGGCAGGAAGTACGCCGTTGACGTAGCCAAGATCATCGGAACTGTCGAGCCAATCGACTTCAGAATCTGCATGGTCGTGGACGTTTACCCGCCAGACCTCCGCAAACGCGATCTGGATGGCGTTCTCAAGGCATTGCAGGACTCCATAACCAAAGCTGGCTTTTGGGCCGACGACGAGCTTATAGACGACCTCAGGGTTATCCGTAAGCACAAGGTTCCAGGCGGAAAGGTTGTGGTTCATATTTCTGAAATTGATGCTTGACTCTGCCAACACCTAAGCCATAATCAGCATACATTTACGGAGGGCTACAAAATGCAAATCGAATTCAAAGACGGAAAGATCAGTTTCGACGCATACGACCTGTTGAGCGCGATGAGTGACGAGCAGAAGCTTGACCTTGTTGAGCGACTTAGCTGCGAAGAGGTTGTAATCAAGCACGTTGCAGAGCAGATCTTTGATGGGCTGACTGAGAATGGTCACTGCGGCGCGTTCTCTTGTGGTTCGCCTAAGAACACGACGGCGCTGATGGATGCTCGCATGCGCGTTGCTAACGAGGCTGGAGAGGTCGCTGCTGCTCAGCTATCCGGCCTTCAATACAAATACGAGAACGCGCACAAGCTTTACGGCGAATACATGGACGCCTATTTCGAACTCTTGCATTACACAGAAGACAAATTCGGCTACGGCTCTGTTCCGCGCAAGATTTGACATTTACGGAGGGCGGGAAGATGAGCCACACGAAGGGAAAATGGGTTCTAGACGAATCACGGCATGACGGCAGTATCAATGTGCTTGATCCGTTTCGTCATATCGCAATGGTTAGCCAGTATCGCGCAAAGGTTGGCGATCAGGCTGAAAACGAAGCAAACGCCGAACTGATTGCCAAAGCACCAGACATGCACGCAGCACTACAGCGAATCGCATTCCGCTGCCAAACGTTCCTAGCTGACGAACGAACCATGCAGCTCGAAAGCATTGAGGCAATCTTGAGCATTTGCGATTCCGCACTTGATTAAGTATTCTCCGAAGAACAGATATAGGGTGGAGGCGTTTATGGATATTGAAGTAATGCGCGAAGATGTTGCGAGAGCAATCTGGAACATCCGCCGCGAAGAAGAAGACCGCTACGATATGGAGCTTGAAGACATAGATTCAGACCATTCCGTTTGGGACGAAGCGGATGCCGCCATTGAAGCTATACATGGCCGGTCGGACTATAAAAGGATCTGCAAACAGTGCAGAGGAGAGGGGCGCGTCGGTGGCATGGATCCTGCTTTGGGTGGGAAAAACTGTAGCGCTTGTGATGGCACTGGCATGGATCAGGGGCGGCAATGATGGACACCAACAAGATGCGTGAAGAGTTTGAGGTGGCATTAATTGCTATGCATGTTTCTACAGGGCTGCCTAAATCTACAGCAATAGCTATGGTCGAAGTAAAATGCAATGGCCAGTATGCAAGTCCTAGCACAATGGGCGCTTGGTGGGCATGGCAATCCTCCCGCTCAGCTATCGAGATCGAGCTTCCAGCCGAGAATCCATTGGGTAGCGGCCATGGCGATCATGGCGGCGGACGACCAAGCTTTGAGCAGCACTGCGCCGCTGAATGCAATTTCATTATTCGAGATTGCCGCGACGCAATCCACAAAGCAGGAATACGCACCAAATGACCCTAACCGACCTACTGCCCATCCTCCTAGCCGCCTACGACACTCACGGCGGCGAACTAAAGCTAGGCACAGGGTTTGATGACCATAAGCCTATTGTCGGCGTGCTTATCTCTCAGCTTGAGTGTGACTGCGAGCTTGGGAAGAAAGGGGAACTGTTTGTGGATTTTTATTGAGGTGATGGAATGAGCGAATATACGAAGGGGCCTTGGAGAATAGGTAGTAAATTTGAAATCGGCCCAAGAAGCGATGCGGACGATCAGTCGTTCGGAATGATTGAACCGTTGGCTGATGTGTACGGCGATAATAGAGATGCTGATGCTCGCCTAATCGCCGCCGCACCAAAGTTGATCGACGCACTACAAATGCTCATCGATTACGCAGACGATAGCGACGGTTGCCAATACGGAACTCTTTCTACAGATCTGGTCCGCAACATTGCACAACAAGCTATTGATTTAGCAACAAAATAGCTTGGCATTGTATACAATCCTGACCAAATATTCGCCTTTTGTAACACTATAACAATCGGAGTGGGAAATGAAGACGATTCGAGAGCGTTTTGAGGAAATTTGGCCGGTGCCTGAGGGTGTGTATTGGCACGAAAAGCATGGCCTGTATCTGCCATATGGCGATGACGACCAGCTCGCATGCTATGAGTGGAATGACCGCCTCGACACCTTCACCCTCTGCCAGGAGACGGCTGATCTCTATGTCAGCATCGTGGATGAACTGATTGCCGAGATGGAGCTGGTCCGTAAATTCTCGAACGACACCGGCGTTATCGGTATCGCCGTCGAATCAATTGGCCGAGCTAAGCAGAAGCTGGAGCAGATCAAATGATATTGCCTGGACAGATGGAGCTAGCGACTGTGATTGATCATAAGCCGCGACCGATACGCGCAAAGGAACTAGGAATCAACTACGAGGCCTTCTGTGCGTCTAGTGGCAGGAAGTTGGCTAAGATGCTAAACCAGTACGACGACTCACCCTCATCGCAATTGTGGAGCGATATTCAGCGGTTGGCGCGGGAAATATTGAAATGAGCGAGCATTCAGACGCCTACAATGCACTGCCATACGAACAGCGCGTAATGCTCAACGCCTTAATGATTGAGGCTGAAATCAGGTTCATTGAGCTTGAAAAGAAACGAATCGTCCGTGAGTCACGGAAAGCAATCACCGAACACAATAATCGGCTATTTCGAATGCGAAAACAGCTTGAAGAAATCACAAGATAACCCTTGCAAAACCACCAAAAGGCTCCTAATGTGAGCCTTTCTTTTTGCGGTGAATTTGGAGGGTGTATGAATATTTCAGAGCAGAAATTCGAAGAGTGGCGTAAGGAACAAATCGCAAGCCTGGTGCGCATGGGTTATCCAGATGCGGCTAAGGCATTCCGAGATCTTGGTTCTGTGCAGTGGGCGGGTTGGCAGGCCGCTTGGCAAGCATCCAGAGACGCAATCGTAATTGACCGTGTATCTGACGAACTGTACGGCATCAATTCAACCGAAATAGTGCGCTGTGTTAATGATGAGTGGTGCGAAATGCTAGAAGAGCAGGGGATTCGATAAATGACCATCTCAACAACAACCCTAAAAAACGCAGCCTTCGCGATTGAGCATGACCTTTTTACTGATCCAGACGGCAGCCATTACCTGGTTAAGGATGGGGCTATATTGCGGAGGTGGGAGCCTCTTGAAGATGACAAGGATGCATATCAGTTGGCGTCCAAGCTATTCGATAGCATTGAGTTTGTAACCGTTGAATGGCCTGACGAAGACTTCGGACGCATGCGCACGTCAGTCGATTATCGCGCTACACGAGAGTCAATCGTCATCGCTGCTGCTGAGATAGGAGCCGCACTATGCCAATAATCGCTTGCACATGGTTCGCATGGACCTATATTCTGCCTGCCGTTAAGGTGAAAATTAGTTATTGGAGGGTGTATGAAAGAGGTTAAGCGATTTAGGCACGAGCCAGCGTTTATGGTTCCGGATAAGGATGGGGATTACGTTCTGGCGGTTGATTATCTGATCTGCGAGCTTGAACTTAAGGATTTTCAGTGGGGCGCATCAGTTGAGGCTGATGCTGGCGACGAGGCTAGAGCAGAGGTTGCAAGTCTCAAGTCTGAAAACGAATCTCTACGCGCCGATGCTGAGCGGTATCGAAAATTGCAGCGATATATGGGGTCGAACGTAAAGGAAGGATGGCAAGAAGTCGAGATGCTTGGCGGTGTTTGCGCATGGATGTCATTTGAGGATATGGATGCATGCCTAGACTCTCTTCCTGTGTGCAATGTGGGTCTGTGCCAGATAAACGATTCTCCGGAAAACAATTAATGCCCACTCTAAGCCTCTACGGCCTATCTCTTGTCGTAGATATCCAGTACGCCCACACACACCCAGCAACCGAGCACGCAAACGGCCACAGCGAGCTTGAGTGGACTCTACTCGAAGGCACAGACGAAATAGGCGAAACAATTTCAAAAGAATCGCTTGACTTAATCTCGATCCAGTTCCAAAGTGACATCGAACGCGCTATTTGGGCGCAGATAAGGAGATAACAATGAGCACAATCACTGTCACCCAAGCACGCACCGCACTCGAAGCCGCGCACATGGCATACGTGCAGGCAGATATCGAGCACCCGACCGCTACCCAAATCGCAAAAGAAGCGCTCACCAATGCGCGCCACGAATACTGGAATGCTTGTGCTGCTTTCTGCACTAGGCTGGAGTTTGCTACGGATCTGGCGGACGTACACGACGCGCTGATCACTCAGGGGCTTTGGACATAATCAGTTCGTGCTAGATTTGCCGAAACCCAATAAGCAAGGAATTAAGCAATGGATGAAGTTATCAAGGAGATGCAAGCTAGAGGCTGGAGCCTGGCACTGATCGCCGCAAGAAGCGGTGTCAGCCAGAACAGGCTTGAGCGCGGAGTGTTTGGCGTTCGTGAAGAGCGAGCGCTACTCCGATTGGCAGAAGAAGAATGTCACATCGATTTGGATAGCATGGGGATTGAAGAATGAGCCGCAGCGACGGAAGCACAGCAGACTACTACGTACTCCCTGAAGGCGCTACACAGCTTCAGGATCTGATCAGCCATCGCGATATGAATTCGCAAATCGGGGAAATCTTTCGGGCCTGCTATCGGTACGGGATTGTCAGTCACAGCGACAAGATGCGCGACGCCAAGAAGATCCGCTTCTATGCTCAGGCTGAGGTTGAGCGGCTTGAGAAGTTTGGCCAAGTAGAACAAGAAGCGCACATCGGCTACAAGGACGAAGAACCTTCACATATTCAGGTTGGTGACAAGGTTGTGTGCTTGGTGGGTCAGCAAGACATGACTGAAGGCAGAGTATATGTTGTCACTCGCATCGGCTCGGGCGATGACTGCGCCCCATTCAAAGTGATTGATGATGTTGGCGATGAATGGTGCCTAAGCCGCCACGAACTCAGAAAACTTGGTGACGCCCAATGACCGAATACAACGAACAGCTAGTCAAGGAAGCGATTGCATCAGGTCGCACAAATGGCGAGATGGCTACAGAGTTCGGCGTGAATGAGCGGACTATGCGGCGGTGGAAGGCTAGGTTGGCGCTGAGTGGCTATTCTCCTGAGCACGACATGACGCGCCAGGTTCCGGAAGGCTTCAAAGTAAAAGGCGTGAGTTCCTACTACAACCGAGACGGCGAGCTAACCGGACAATGGATCAAATCAAGCGCTGACCATGAGCGCCGCTACGAAATGATGGTAGAAGCGTGCCAGGCGCTTAAGGAAGATCTGCCTGTGTTGGTGCCTCGCGCGTATGCTGGCGAATACCTGCCAGACCTGATGGCGTGTTACCCAATCGGCGACCCTCACATCGGCGAGTACATATGGTCAGAGGAATGCGGCAAGAGCTGGGACTTGGGTATCGCTGAGCGCATGCACTGTGGCGCAATGGCTGCGCTTGTAGAGGCCGCACCACGCACTGAGAGCTGCACAATCGTAAACCTTGGGGACGCAGCGCATTACGACTCAATGGCTGCTGTGACGCCACGTAGCGGCCACCACTTGGACGCAGACAGCCGATACGCCAAGATGGTTCGCGTACTGGTCAAGGTTATCCGTCAGTGCATTGAGACGGCGCTTACAAAGCACAAGACCGTTCATATCATTAACGTCCCTGGCAACCATGATGAGACTGGCGCTCTGTGGCTATCGATTGCGCTGGATCACATCTACGCAAACGAGCCTCGCGTGACCGTAGACACAAGCCCTGCTCTGTTCAGCTATTTCGAGTTCGGCAAGAACCTCGTTGGCACGCATCACGGACACTCGTGCAAGGCAGACAAGCTTGGACAGGTAATGGCTGCCGATCAACCGCAAGCATGGGGGCGCACTGAGCATCGGGCGTGGTGGACTGGCCACGTTCACCATGAGAGCAAGAAGGAGTATCCAGGCTGCACGGTAGAGACGTTCAATACTCTTGCGCCTGGTGATGCCTACGCTACTGCTGGCGGCTGGAGATCTCGGGAGAACATGAAGTGCGTCGTTCTCCATCGTGAATTTGGTGAAGTGGCTAGGCATACAGTTCACCCGTCAATGCTCCATTAACGTATAATTGATTCGCGCCTAGGGAATGCAACCCGAAAAGCCCTTTAGCAAGGTCTGGCGCAATCATTTACGCTAATCATAGTGGGCGCTAATCCATGCTTAAAGCTTCAGGTATTTACAAGATCACCTCGCCGTCCGGCAAATTCTACATAGGCTCATCTGCCAACATGCACAACAGATGGCTTGCGCATAAAACCCTACTGAATCGCCAGAAGCACCATAGCTTCTATCTGCAAAGAGCGTTCAACAAATACGGTCCTGAATCGCTAACCTTTGAAGTGGTTAATCTTTGCGCGGTTGAAGAATTATTCTCCGAAGAACAGTTTTATATCGACTCTTTGAATCCGTCGTATAACGTGTGCCGAATAGCCGGAAGCTCGCGAGGGACTAGGCGCGTATTTACTGATGAGCACAAACGAAAGATAGGACTGGCTCATAAAGGCAAAAAACTCTCTCCTGAGCAGTGCGCCAAGATCGGCGATGTTCATAGAGGAAAAAAGCTTTCTGAGGCGCATCTATCCAGGCTAAGCGAATGCAGTGCCGGAGCGAATAATCCATTCTACGGAAAGACGCACGATCCTGAGACTATAGAGAAGGTATCCGGATACAATCATCACAGCTCGAAGGCCGTTCTGTGCGTTGAAACAGGGCAAGAATTCGGCTCTGCGCTAAAGGCTAGAGACTGGTTGCGCTCAAGCGGTAAACCGGGCGCGTCAAGCGGTCCAATTGGCGAATGCTGCAAAGGAAGCACCAGATACAGCAAGGCTTACGGTTTTACGTGGAAATATGCGTAATTTCCCTTGACCGCGCTAACCACGCGGTCTAACCTACGATCAGAAATTAACGAGTGGAGGTGGGTATGCGCAAAGACGAGATTCAAGTAATTGGCATTGCAAACATGTCTGATCTTGCGTGGTCAATTGACTCAGAGCAAAAGGCGCTTGCATTTATTCTTGAAATCGACAAGGCTCAGGAACATGTCGGATTTACCGAGGACGTTATCATTGCGCTAATCAAGGCAATGAAAAAAGAATATAAGGGTAGAAAGCAAGAATATTTAGACTTCAAAGATCTAATTTCAGGAGCGCTGTAATGGTCCCGTGCATCGTAAAGTGGCAAGCAGGTAGTCCAGCACAATTCAAACCCGGCCAATTCCTAGTCTACGAATCTGGCGAGTATGCGCTTGTAGGCAGCAATACGGCTATCACGTCAACGCAGAAGATCGCAAAGCATGCGACGCTGATTGAGGGGCATGAGTTGGAGTGGTTGCAGTCGATGGCTGTGGAAAGATCGTTAGGAGTGAAGTCATGAGCGAATGGGTAAGGGTAGAAGACGGATTGCCCGAAGAGTGCAGAAAGGTAATCGTATGGATTGATCGGTATAACTATTATCCAGACTACATGGACGTTTCATCTCGTCAGAATGGCGTTTGGACTGCTCACGACGGAGCATGGCAGCGCATCTCTCATTGGCAATACTTACCTGAGCTACCAACCAAATGACAACCCTAATCGCAATCTACCTGGCTGTAGGCTTTTTCAGTTACTGGCCATTGGTGTTTCACTACAAGCTCTCAGAGAAAGGCGCGTGGTACGAATGGCTAGCGGCATGGGCCGTATGGACTGTGACTTGGCCATATCGCTACATCCAAGATGCTTGGTATTGGTGGAGGGCTAATCGGTGAGTGATGAGGCCTCTCTTCGGCTATTCTGCATTTTAGTTGTTATCGCTGGCGCATGCAAAATTGGAGCAATGATGTTATGACCACAATCAACGACCTAGACCAAATCAACACAATGGCGATGATGACCATGTGCGAGCTTGGGTATGCGCGGTATGAGCGGTTTCGTGCTGGGCTGAAGATGGATGATGAGGCTTGCGAGAAGCTGCGCCAATTTATCCATTCCAACGCTGATCGCGAGCATGAGCTTGAGTTGCGAATTAAATGTGCACCGATGTACAAACCTATGGCATACTGATTGCCAGCGGTGACTCCCCTCCCATCGCTGTTACAGCTTTAGCCCATCGTGAGCCGTCCGATGGGCTTCTTTTTGCCTATTAAATGGCAGTTTTTACGCAAAACAGGCAGAATATGTGCAGTTTTATGCATGTGGTATCATTTCTGCATCAGGCGACAATGCCAGCGCAGGACCTGAAATCCTGTTAGCTTCCGGATGTAGCTCTTGAAGCGCTGAAATACGGACTGGGGGTTCCCGGTCGAAGTGCGGCAAAACCAAGGGAGCCTAAAAACAACCTACATATGCCAGCGCTGCAACACACGCCCCAAGCCTATGATCTCGGTTATGCTCAAATCGGGGCGTTTTTATGTGCGCGTGAAAAAGTGATATCACAAAGCCACCGAACTGAAACTGATATCATTATGTCCAACTAGGTACATTCCTTAAATCAGACCACATCCACAATGAAGAAGCCCATGAGCGATCCAACTGGCGACCCAAACG